AGCTACTCCAATAATATAAGCAGCAACTTTCTGCTGTTTCTCATCAAGAGTTGCAAGAATATCTGCTACTGTTTCATCTGAATCAGAATGTTCAAGGACTTCGAAATCTGAGTCGGAATGTTTAACTTTTCTTTTTCTAGCGCCAACTCGTTGTCCCACTTGAACATTTCCATTAGAATCTTGATAAACCGCATAAGTGCCTGGCCTATTATTCATTTCTGTATTTCCAGAAGCAGATATGCTATCATTTATTGCTTGAGAATCGCTAGCTCCATTTGCATGAAGCTGATCACCTCTTCTAGCTATTGGCTTTCCAACTTTACCAGTAACATTTTTCTTTCTACTTCCATCGCTATTTACTGGAGAATTTGGATCGGTTCCAAATTTAGCATCACCATTAGCATCTCTAGCTATTTTTCTTCCTGATTGTTTTTCTTTTAATTCCAAATTAGCTAATTTGGACAAATAATTTGTATAATCATTATCCGCTTTTATCATTTCATCTCTATGACCTTTGTCGGCCATTTTTCTTTCATTAGCATTAGCATTTATTTTTTTATTAGTAATTCCTTTACTACTTCCAGCATATGCTTTTGCTAAACTGGTTTTAGCATCAAAAACCATTTCGCGCATCTGGCGAACATTTCCTTTATATTCAGCTTTTAAACGAGCTTTTTCTTCTGGCGTTTTAGCAGTTTTTAACTTATTTTCATATTCATTACGAAAATGAGAAACCGACTCTTTTAAAGATGCGCTTTGAGCTTTTATATCGTTTATTGTTTTATTTTTCAATTTTGCACGATCATATTTTGCTTTTTCATTATTTTTTATAATATTAGTTGAGGCTTTTTCATAAAAACCTTTTATCTTAGTATCTCTTTTTTTATTTAAGCCTCTTTTATATTCAGTGGCTCTCCTTTGATCATCTTTATTTAGACCCTCTCTTAATGTTGTTTGGCGACCTTTAAGTTTTCTATGAGCCATATAATACTCATGAGCATACTTAGGATCATAATAAGGAGAAGCATAATGAATTAATGCAAGTTCTTCATCCTCTTCAAATGCATCATGCCTAATTTTCTTTCCATCAAGAATCTGATCAAAATCATTAAGCATAACATCCATTTCATCAAGGTCGGCAAGAAGAGATTCATAATCGTTTTCCGTCATCTCAGAGAAAGCTTTTCCAAAATCGCCCTCATTTTGATTTTCTTCATCGGAATGAGTAATTTCAGAATCTTCTTCATTCTCTTTATTCTCTTCTTCATTCTCTTTATTCTCTTCATCATCTTCTACTTCTTCTACTTCTTCAGAAGTTTCAGTTTCTTTATCTTCTTCTACATTCTCATTTTTCTCTTCTTCATCACCATGATAAAGAATAGTTTCATCAGTAAAGATATCACATTCATCCTCAATCTCAGTTACAAAGCCATCCGAATGAGCTATTGATACATGATTAATCACAGCACCAGGATTAGCCCCTGCAAGAACAAGAGATACTTCCTTAATAGAACCATGAGTAACATTTTTATCTTTCTCAACAAGATGATTTGCATAGATCGACATATTGCGAATGTCTTTATTAGCTACAAGTTCTTTGGCAGTATTAGCCATATCAGTATTGTTAAAGAAACCATAGCCATAAACACCATCTTCGCGATTTTCAAGTTCCATATGTCCAAGAACATTTTCAGGAGAATCGTGTCTATGCTGCCAAACAAGAGGCACTGACATTTTATCATTCTCTTTAAATGCATCTTTTCGTATGATTCTACCATCCATACAACGAATGTCATTCTTTGTAACATATCCTTCAAAATCACACTTCATGCATGCCTGCACCTCCTTTAATTATTTTCATCATAAATTTCTTCAGTTTCATCATAAGCTTCTTCATCTCCATAATCATCAGAAGTTTCTTCAGGATTTCCATAAATTTGAGCAGCTTCATCGCCAGGAGCATTAAGATTCTTATTTCTAAGTTGATCGGCAGTGGGCTGATCTGAAGGAGCATATCCAATAAGACTTCTAATTTCATTTGAAGTGAGAATTTCATTTCTAGTAAACTTATCTGCAATTTCTGCTATATTATTGACCGGAACAAGTTTAAACGGATCTCTAACAAATACGACAGCTTTCATTTGTGTTCTGGCCGTTTTTGTTAAAAATTTTCTTGTAAACTCATCCGATATAGACGCTAATATAGGTTCAATTGTATGATTATAATAATTAAGCATGGTTTCCTCGTTAGCAGTTCCTTTGAAAACTTCTTCTGTCAAACCTAACTGGCTATAAAGCATACTCGTTAAATCATTTATCTGACTTTGTAAATTGTTTTCAAGAGGTCTGTTAAGCTGAGTAATTTTTTCAGTACCATCAGTGTACGCAACACCATACTTACTATTAGCTAACTGATTTTCTATATCTTTTCTTCTTCTTTCAGCTTCTCTTCTTCTAGATTCCGACTTGATAACGTATGGCAACTGGATAATCATATCTAATTTTCCAGATCCCGTCTGATCATCAATATAATCAAGAAGATTAAGTTTTCTAACAAGACGTTTAAGAGTTGAATTTGGAAGATTCATTACAGAATATAATGGATTTTCACAAATTGCTACCATTTTTTTAGGAAGAAGGACTTGCTCTTTCAATCCCGTCTTATCATTATATAATCTCACACTTACATACTCTGGATACCAATCTGTAATTCTTCCAATTCGCATTGTATCAATCTGATAAGAATCTGATTTTTTAGGATCAATAGTCGTATCAACTGGAACAACAGCAACTATACCCTCGTCAAGCATTGATGTAACTAAATCAAGCATAAAAGCGCGACCTGTTTGATCAATGTTTGCTTCAACTGTTAAACATTCTGTTAAACCGGTTTTCATTCTTTCTTTAAAATTCCTATTTTCATCTAATTTGGCTTCAAACATGGGAATTTGAGAGCAATCTATTGCTATTCTTGTAATTATAGCATTAACAATTGTTCTTTCTAATCCAGGAGTAACTATATACTTATCGGGACGATATGATGAGCCACTTCCTATATAAGGATAAGAATCTGAAAAATTGTTTTCATTAGATCTAAACACATTCCATGCATGAGCTAGTCGATCTGTTAATTTAGCCAAATGTTATCACCGTCCCTCATTTTGATTCTGTTTTTTTAATAAACAACTTCTTCTAAATAATCATCAAAATATTTATCATTAAATGTGGAATTTGGATCACTTATAAATTCACGATATGAAGAATATTTGTCCTTATACATATCTTCATATATTCCTTTTCTAAATTCTTCTTTTAATGATTTTGGTAAAGATTTTACATTAAAATTATCATGATCTTCTGCCCATTTAAAAAGAGCATCTTGTTTAGCTTTTGTTGAGCTACTCATTTTAGGTTTTGATTCTGAAAACTTACTTGTAGATTTTTTATTCAAATCCTTTTCTGTAGCTTTTGATTCATCAATTATATGCTGAACAGTTCTTTTTGCAGACTTAGCATTATCAACTTTTCGAGCAGCTTCTTCATATTGTGTTTTAGCATATTGATCTAATGTATTTGTTAGCCATTTCATGCCATAAGCAACTACAACACCAGCTAAAGGACCACCAAGAATTGTACCAGCAACGGCACCTCCAACCATTCTTTTTCCAATATAGGTATTTCTTAATTCTTTTCTAGCATCTTTTACATTTTGTTTTGCTTCTTTTTTTATTCTATTAGATTCTTCTTTGCTTAAAGGATAAGGCGGCCCATTTTGAATGCCCCATTTCTGTCCCAAGATGCCGTGGTGATAAAGTTCAGCATTACGGGAGTACATACTTGTATAAATATTTTCTTCTGGCATTTTATCACCCCTTTTTATTTAAACGATGCTGTTTTTGTTAGTTTTTCAATAGGGGATTCTTTTTTTGTTTTTATACTTGCCTCTACTCTATCTAATGGAATATCCATAGATTTTTTCACAGCTTCTGAAATTTTTTTATTAATTTCTTGAGTGGCTGCATTTAATATTGTCTTTCCTGTTTTACTAAATTGCTCTTTTGCTGTTTTGGCTATAGAAGCTTTTATTTTTTGTCCAAGAGATGGATTTTTCTGATTTAAAGTATTAACTTGTTTTACTGCCTCGGCATATTGTTTTTCTAAATTCAAACGGTTTATTGCAGTTCTTAATTCTTCATCTGACATTTTTTTAGCTTCTTTGATAGCCTTTGATGTTGTTGTTTCTCTTTTATTACTAGCTTTTTCTTTTAATTTACTAAATGTATTTTTTAATCTTTTACCAGTTGAAACCGACGAATCCAAAGGATAAGGCGGACCATTTCTTTGACCCCATTTCTGTCCCAAGATGCCGTGGTGATAAAGTTCAGCATTACGGGAGTACATACTTGTATAAATATTTTCTTCT